CGGCGGGAGAGCCGCGAGCGCGGCCTGGATGGCGGTAACGTCCGCCTGGAGGGTGGCCACCGCCGCGGCGATCGATGCGGCGTCCGCCTGGATGTCACTGTTCTGAGACATGATTCTCTCCGTATTTTGTAGGATCTTGCCGAGTGTTGCGTTGATGGAACGTAGGGGATCGAAGTCCATTACGGGACGCCCCCAAGCCCGCCCGCCCTTCCTCGGTGCCCGTCTTGGGGTTCAGGGTCAATCACGGGGCATCACCTCCTCGTCTCGGTTGCCGATGTGGACCGGCCCGTCATGACCGCACAGCGTCTCGTCCTCGTGGACGCGCCTCGGGTGCCCCGGCTTCGAGTAGTCGACCCGGGTAACCGCTAGCCCGCGCGCGCAGTAGACGGCCTTCCCGAGCGCGGCGAAGTCGGTCACTGCGACGCCCCCGGAACCCCGCCCGCCATGGGCATGTTCCCCGGCGGCTTAGGCGCTCCCATCGCAGGCATCTGCATCCTCGGCGGAGGAGCTGTCGACGGGGGCGTGCTCCCCGCCTGCTTCGCCGCCGCCTGCTGCGCGATCGCCGTCCCCGCCGTCGCCAGCCCCTGCAACTGCCCCAGTCCAGCAGCCGCCTCCGGGGGCATGCCCGGCGGCGGGTTGCCCGCGAGCTGCTCCGCCCGCTGCGACGCGGTGGACACGAGCGCGTCATGGACCTGGTCGACGTCCAGCTGCAGGATGCTCGCCATCCGCTCCGTGATCAGGTCAAAGACCTGGAGTGGAACATGGAGCACAGGGGCCGCACTGAGCTGACCGAACATCGTCAGGAGCATCTGCACCTGCTCGTCCTGCAAGGGCCCGAACTTCGCCTGCGGGTACGACGCGTTAGCCCCGAAGTTGAGCATGATCAGCGGCCGGATCACGTCATGGGAGATGCTGTCCGCGATCTCCTTCGCCACGCCCTGCCGGGACTTGAGGTAGAAGTCGCTCTGGTCCTGCGACAGGCTGTACGCGCCCTTGCCGCCCGTTGACGCAGAGGCGAGGCCGAGGAAGCCCGCGAGGACGCTGCTAATTGACCAGCTTTGGAGGAAAGCTAGCGCCTGCTCGAAGAACTCGCCCGCATTTCCGGCTGACGGAATAGCCTCAAAAGCCTTCTGGCCCTCGATCGGATGCACCAGGCCGACGACGCCGGAACCGCGCAACTGAGAAATGTCATCGGCGCGCTGCGTCGCCTCCGGCTGGTCGTTGCCGTAGGCAACAAGGCGCTGCAATGCCATTCCCTCAAGGAACTGATACCAGAGGTAAAGGAGCTTCATAGACGTGGAATGGCACCAGAAAGTTACCTCAATTTCACTGACACCAGTCAGCGGCTCACGGAACTTGCCGTGCGTGTAAATGTAGCTGCGGACCTTCGGAATATCCACGTAGCCCGGCACTTTTTGTTTCTGGCTCACCATCAGGTTGCCGCCGAATAGCCAGACTTGCTGCCTGAAACCATTCGGCTCGCCGGTCCTGTCGTTGTACCTTGCCTGGCAGGTCGCAGGGGGGCGGTAGGCAATCTTACGGTAAATGATCTTGCCGTCACTATCGCGCTGGCCCCAGGTCTTCTCAAAGAAAGCGCGCTTATACAATTGCGCAGAAGTTATCTGGCCGATCAACTCGGTGAACGGCGTTTTCATTCCGCCAGAAGTGTCCGGGGTCAGGAGAACACCGCGCGTGAAATCACACTCTCCGGTGTCACCCTTGCCGGGCTCGATACTGAAATCGGCCTCACGGATAGGCAGCGTCAGGACAAGTTCAAGGGCAGATGCGGTCCCGTTCCTGCTGAGCATCGCTTTATAGCCTAAATTAAATCACGGGCCGAGAATTCACCATAGTCGACCCGCTTAAGAAGACATCCCCGTCGCCATAATATGCGAAAAGCCTTTGTCCCATATCGAATGAGGTCCCAAGCTCTGGGCCCATCAGGGCACTCTTGCCGCCGTCGCTGCGGCTGCCCTTTGGCGGAAGATCGGGAAAGGCGATCACGTTGGCGTTGTTGGATGCCATCTGTTTTGCACCACCCCCTCTCCCGACGGGGCGCACGCGGGCGCCAGGGATGCACGTGCGTACGAGTCGTGCAGATGCACGTGCATCCCTCATGCTAGCGCCCTGGGGCGGGCGGCGTCACGCGGCCTTGCGCTTGGCCTCCGCCTGCGCCCCGCGCCTTCGCCTTCGTGCACGTCTTGCACTGGCGTGCCGTCCGTCCGCCGGCGCGCTTGATGATGTATGTGTTCTCTTCTGAATATTCATGCCCGGCAGGACAGTGCGTCTTGGACAGCTGCCGGTCCGCGTAACGCCGGCCGAGTTCCGGGTCGCCGGTTCCCGGGCGGGCGCCGCCGCGGCGGCTAGGGGGCCTCGGGACGGAGGCGGCTGCTTCCCTCTGGGCCAGGTACCGGGCCGCCGCCCGCTCGCGGGTGCACGTCTTGCACTGGCGGTTCTTCTTGTCCGGGCCGCGCCAGTAGATGTTGTCGGGCGTCAGCTCGTGGTTCTGGTCGCAATGAGTCTTCGCCCGCTGCTGCGCCGCCCGCGTCTTCCCGAGGTTCGGGTTGCCGGGGGGCCGCCCGCTCGTGCCCTTGGGGGCGCGCGGCGCGGTCTCGCCGTTGGCGCCTTTCCTCAGGGACGCGCTGATCTTCGCCCGTTGCTCCTCCGGCATGGGGCCGCGCGCCGCCGCCTCGGCCTTCTTCTGCACTGACATCTTGGCGATCGACTCCGGCGTGTGCTTCCGCCCGGTCGCCGCCGCGCGGATCTTCTCCACTGCCTCCGGCGTATGGACGTAGCCGGTGTTCTTCTGGCTCAGCAGCGCCTTGGTTTCCTCGCTGTGCGGCACGCGGTGCCCGGCTGTCGGGTCATAGGCGATGTGGCACTTGCGGCACCGCGGGTCATAGTTCATGACGTCATCGGGATCGGTTCCATGCCGGTGCGACCAGTCGCGGGCGTACCTGTCGACGCCGGCCGCGGCGCAGTCAACGCACTTCAGCAGCTTGGCCTTACCGCGCCGGGCCTCGTTGCGACGGTGACGGGCGTGGTACAGCCGCTCTTCCGGGGTCATTGCCATCAGTCGAGGGTTTCCGGATTGGTCACGCTCACGGTCAGTTCCAGGCCAGCGCCCGCACCGATGAACAGCGTCATGCAGTTGCGGTAGCTGCCGACGGCGTTTTCCTCTTCGAACCGGCTGGACGCCTCGATCGCGTTGCGGATCACTTCGAGCAGGTCAATCATGGCGGTCACGCCGTCGTCGCGCGCGGTACTGTCCTTCATGGTCCGTGAACCTCCTGGTTAGGTCGCGGGCAAGTCTCCCGGGCGGTGCTTCATCACCGTTCCGGGGGGCGGAAAAACCTTGCCCCTCGCATCCTATATTACCAGGTCAGCGCCGATTTACGCGCATGTCAGCGAGTCCGCTGCCTCTTCCGTAGCCAGAGCAGGATCGCGCACGCCCAGACGAGCGCCAGGCACCCGTAAGCACCCCAGTTCAGCCAGTGCGCCGCCGTCAGCGCCCCGCCCCGGCCCCCCATGGCGACCCAGGTGAACGCCAGGATCAGGGACACCGCGGCGCACCCGACGCCGGTCATGGTCCCCGCCAGTGCCCAGCGGAGCAGCCGGGCATCAGCCGGGGGCAGCGCGCGGCGGACTTCCCTCAGCGTCATGCGAACAGGTTACCGGCAGGCGCTTGCGCTAACCTGTGCGGCATGGACGCGACCGAGGAGGCCCTGACGATCGTCCGGGTGCGCGGCTGGCTCCGCTCCGGCCGGGCACGGGAGATCCGCAGGCGGGCCGGGCTGTCCCAGTCGGACGTCGGCCGGGCGGTCGGCACCGACTACTCGCAGGTATGCCGGTGGGAGACAGGGAAAGCGGTACCGGTACGGGGAGCGGTGCTGAAGCTCGCGGAACTGTACGACGGGCTGGAACGCCTGACGGCCGAGGCGGCTGCGGATACCGTGGCCAGCGCGCAGGAGCGGGGCGTGGTCGTGGTCGCGCCCGGCGTGGTAACGGTGGAGGCGGGGACGTGGGACTAGACACCAGTCACGGCTGCTGGAACGGGCCGTACACGGGGTTCCAGCGGTGGCGGCAGGAACTGGCCAGGGCGGCGGGGTACGAGGTTGTCAATGAGCGGGGGCCTGGCGAGGCGTACTACGAACTGCCGTGGGAGATGTTCGAGGAGAAGAACTTCCAGGGCGAGTGGGACAGCATCCCCGGTGACGACCCGCTGATGTTCCTGCTCGTTCACTCCGACTGTGACGGGGTCATTCACCCGCAGCACGGCGTTCACCTCGCGGACCGGATGGAGCAGTTGCTGCCGCTGCTGGACGACGGCGTCTACCGGGTGCGGGAAAACACTGAGCGGTTCATCGACGGGCTGCGGAAAGCGGCGACGGCGGGGGAAGACGTGGAGTTCATGTGAGCCACGCGCGCGAACAAACATGAGGACGCCCCCTGGCCCCGGGGGACGGCTCAGATGCCCGGCTGAGCCTGGTACACGATGGTTACCCTTCCGCGCTCCTGTCGCACGTCGATAACCAGGATCGGAAAAGTCGGCGGCGAGCCGGTAACGCCGCCAGTATCGGCCTTCATCCAGTAGACCCCCACGGCGGCAGCCTACCGCCACGACCTGACGTTGCCCCGCACCGGCCGGTCCTGCTCGTCCTGCGGGCCAAAACCGTCCAAATCCCAGGGCGCGTCATCCAGTCCCTCCGCTGCCCTGCCCGCGATCTCCCTCATCCGCCGCTGCGCTTTCGTCTCCTCGTTCACGCCCATGCCGTCCAGCTCCTGAGCCCCGGCCCACTTGCGGACAGTGCCCGGTGATCCGTCGCCGAGGTGCGGGACGAACGCCTGGACCACCGCGGTGCCGTCGTCAGGGGACCGTCCGATCCGCTCCCGGATGTCATCCGTGCTTTCCACCAGGATCTTCCCTCCGGAGCGGACTTCCCACTTGGGGGTTGACAGGTCACCGAGCAGCATCTCGTCGTCGGGAAGGCAGATGTCCGGGCTGGCTGACGGGTCCAGTGCCTCGCGAAGGTGCCACCATGCCTCACTCCGGCGGTTAAAAAAGCCCAGCTCGCGAGTGTGATCCTTGGCCTTGGAGGCGCGGGAGGCGTTGAACGCCACGACCAGGGCGCGCTGCTCGCGGAGGCGGTCGACGACGCCGGCGCCGATGCCGATCACGTCGACCACGGCGGTGCGGGAGGTGTCGGCGTCGAGGACGCCCTTCACGCGGCCGGTGGTCTGCATCGTGTCTTCCCTGGTGTACCGGCGCAACTCGGTGATCACAGGCCCGTCGCGGACGGCGAGGACGGTCTTGTCGGTGCCGAACCGGGCGACGTCCACGCCGACCGTGCGGGGCCTGCCCGTGTCCGGCTTGCCCGCGGCTTCCCACTCGTGCCAGCGGGCCACCGCCGCCTCCGCCCAGGCGAGGGGGATCACCGAGTCCTCGTCGCTGGCGTAGAACTCGCCCCTGACGCGGTTCTGGTAGATCGCCGAGTTCTCGCCCCACTGGCGGCGGCGCTGCTCCGCCCACTCCGCGCTGATCTGCCCGGCCTCGATCGCCTGGTCGAGGGTGACGTGGCGGGCGTGCCAGTCCTCGTAACCGGGCTTGCGGGACTGGATGTCGTAGAAGCGGCCGTTCGGCGCGCCGGGCGTCGACAGGGCCATGGCGAACGCCTCGCCGGTGCCGTTCAGCGCGCCCTCGCAGGCGTCGAACGTTGCGGCCGGGATCGCTTTCGCCTCGTCGAAGATGAACAGCAGGCTGTCGGCGTGGGCGCCCTCGATGAGGGCTGAGTTAGCGGACGCGCTGGCGAATGCCGCGCCGTGGTTCAGGCGCAGGTTCAGGTTCATCAGCTGCGAGGGGCTGAACGGGTGGCCGCGCAGGCGGAGGTTCAGTTCCTCGTGCTCTGTCGGCCTGCGGCCCGCGCGCACCTGGTCCCAGCGGACGCGCTGTACCCACTTGTGTATCTCTGGCCACAAGAATCGAGAAATCTGATGCCAGGACCCTGCAGTCGTGGCAACCTTCCAGTCAACGCCCGCGGCGTCGCGCGTCAAGGCGAACCACAGGATCACCCAGGCGCTGATCGAGCTGTTGTGCGTCGGGATCATGCCCCGGCCGGCCAGGTACAGCCCGTTCTCGTTGTCCACCTGGACGCACCGGACAGGCCGCGGGAGCACCGGGCGGGCACCGGTGATGAACCGCCAGCGGGTGTCCTGAGGCGCGCCGCCCGGCAGGTCTGCCGTGTGCGTGAGGGCGACCGCGTGATGCAGCGGCGAGCCCGCGATCTCGCCCGTTGTGACGAGGCTGGCCGATTCCCGCTCGCCCGGCCGGCGCCAGGTCTGCCACTGGTGGTTCTCGTCGGCGGTAATGACCGTGCCGTCAGAGAACCCGACCTCATAGCAGGGGCGACCGTGCATGACTTCCGTGGCGGCGACTACCCGCGTCGGCTTGCCGTCCGCGTCGAGAAGGTAGTCGCCGGCCCGGACTTCGCCCATCGTCGTCCAGCCGGCCGGGGCCGGCAGCGGGGTGTCGAGGGCGAGCGCCTTGCCGAGCCCGTGGGGCCCGCGCACGGATACCCGCTTGTCCTGCGGGATGCCGGCGATGATGTCGCGCTGGTAGAACGTCGGGCCGCCGCCGTCACGCCAGTCGATGCAGTCGGCGAGGAAGCCGAGCGGGTCGTGGTAGTACCTCGCGGCGCCTGTCTTTACCTTCGCGGCCCTGACGTGAAGGCTCTGGAGGTAGCGGAGCCTTTCAAGCCTGGACTCGGCGTAGGGCTGGATCAGGTCAATCCTTGGCCTGGCCAATCTGGGCCTCTAGCTTGCGGATCTCGGCCTCGATCACGTCTTCGGTGACGAACTCGACACGGGACCGTGCTGGCGCGTCGTAGCCGGTCATCTTCGCCCGCCGCTCCAGCAGCCCGCGGATCTCCCGGACCGCCGTCATCCCCGGCCCGTCGTCGAGCACGTCCTCGAAGACGGGGATCGGCTTGCCGTCCGGGTCCAGGCGCTCGATGCCGTCCGCGTCCGTCTCAAGGCCGACGAAGTGACGGATGACCTTGCCGTTGTTCACGGTCAGGTGCTCGCGCTCCATCACCGCCGTGCAGTACTCGATGAGCCGGTCGATCCGCTCCAGGTCCAGCCGCCGGGCTTCTTCGACGCCCTCGTACGGGATGTCCGCGTAAGCGCGCTGTACGGCCTCGTACGCCTTCGCGCGGCCCGAGAACCTGAGCTCGGCGGCGATCTGGTCGAAGGTGCGGCCCCTGGCCCGCAGGGCGGCCGCGGCGGCGTCACGGCGGGCGGTGTCGACGGTGCGGCTGAACCGGCCCTTGCCGTCGCGTGTTCCGGTGGTCATGACGTTCCGCCGGTCACATGCGGTCCTTCCGCCGTGGCAGCGGGCCGGGGCCGGCCGGGCGCGGGATCGGCAGCATGTCGGCCAGGGCCTGGACTCCGGCGTGGGCGGCCTCAGCCGATGAGCCTGCCGCCCGGGTTTCGGCGCGGAGCGCGGTCAGCTCGCGGAGGATGCCGGAGTGCCCGGTGAGGGACTGCTCAAGGCGGGCGACGGCCCTCTCGATCCGGTTGAGCTGGTCGGTTCTGCGGCTCACCGGCCGCCTCCTGCGGTTGTCGTGACGTGGTCGGCCATCTGCCGGTGCCTCTTGTCGATGTGGTCGGCCGTGAGTCCGGCGCTGAGGAGCGAGAACGATCCTGACCACAGGGGGATGATCAGCACCATGATCGCGAGGGCGGTCAGGTGAGGTGCCCAGCCGTGCGGGACAAGGTCGCCGTAGCCGACGGTGGTGACCGTGACGACTGCGAAGTAGATGCCGTCCCATGGCCCGCAGTGAGCCGCGTACCCGTAGAGCACGCCGAGGGCGACGACGAGCAGCAGGACGATCGCCAGCAGCCGGGCCATCCACGTGTGATGCCAGTTCACCCGGTGCTCCGCAGTACCCGCAGCTCGGCGAGGATCTGAGTCAGCAGTTCCTCGGTGCTGACGGACGGCCTGGCCTGGCCCAGGTGCCGGCTGCACCAGGGCGTTCCGGCGACTTTGTGCTTCCCTATCCTCCAGCATCGCTCGGCAGCGCAGTTGTGCAGGTGGTAAGCGCCGCCGAGTGACCCGAACAGCGTGAGGATGGTGAGGGCCGGGATTATGCCGGACCACATCTGGTAAGTCCATGGCGTACTGCTGCTCTCGGGGTACGGGTGCACGCCGAAGCCGTACAGCCAGCCCCACGGGTGGGACACGGCCGACCACAGGGCCAGCCCGGACAGGGCTACTCCGAGGCAGGCCAGCACGCGCTTCACAGCCACAGCGTAACCGTGTGCACGTTACGATGCACGAGCCGGATGCACGTGCACGGGGAGTGGCGGAGATGGCTGAGGTCTGGTACGGGCCGGTCGCCGTCTACAGGGTCAAGCCGAGAGGGCGAAGCGTGACGCAGGACGAGCAGCTTGAGAACTGGTTCACGCACCACCCGCCCGCGGGCCCGGGCGAGGTAGCCATCTACCAGGAGATCCGCAAGGGCGGCCGGGAACTGGCCGAGCTGATCGTTGACGAGGTACCAGCGGGCATCGAGCGAGACGAAGCGCTCAGGCACGTCCGCGCCGCCGTCATGTGGGCCAACGCGGGTATCGCCTGCGGGCCGAAGATGGGCGGCTAGCCTTGAGCGCATGAGCGACAACCTGCCCTGCCCCTGCGGTGAGGTCCACGAGCTGCCGGCAGCCGTCCGCACCGGGTACGAGTCCGTCACCGCGGGGCTCGCGTCGTCAGTGCCAGTCAAGGTCCCCGGTACCGGATGCTGGCTCGTGCCGCGCATCTACATCGCGGTGCACGGGCTGAAGGCACGGGAACTGCCTGAGCTTGCCGAGCGGTACGGGTTCGAGCCGCAGCCGGCGTAACCGCGTCAGCAGGTCCGCCAGCCGGTCAACCTCCTCCGCCACCCGCTTGCCCTCGTCCTTATCCGCCGTCGCCGCCCGTTCCGCGAGCCGCGGGTGCAGCAGCCTCAGCACGGCGCGGCCAAGGCGGATCAGCGCGGAGTCGAGCGGGGTCAAGGCAAGCCTCCGGGAGTAGTGCGCGAGAGCGCTGCTACAGCCTATCCGTCGCGCTTGTCCTGCTCCTCCGTGAACGCGATCCGGCTCAGCCTGTCCGCAAGGTCGGCGCTCGTGATCCTGCCCTTGGCGTGCGCCTCGCGGGCCGACTCGCGCAAGGCGTCAGGCCGGGTGAGCGCAGCTTGCGGCAGCACCTCGCCCGCCACTACAGGCCGGTAGTCCTCCCCGCCAGCGTCGTGCACCGCCCGGACGAACGTCTCGATCTCACGCAGTGCGGCCTCAGCGGACTCCCGGTCAGCGAACGGGATGGTGACGGCGATCTCGCGGACGTCGGTGACGAAGAACCCGTTGCTCAGGTGCACGTCGAACGGGCGGCCGAAGCGGATGACGACCTCGTGCGCGGTCACAGGTTCCACTCCTCGCGGCCGAAGGCGAAGCTCCGCAGCACCTCGTCATGGCGGGCCAGCATCCCGGCTACCTCCTCGCCGGTCAGCCGGTGGTCCGACTCGGTGACGAACCAGCGGTCGTGCCCGGTTCCCCTCGTGTGCGCTGCGGCCCACTTCCCGCGCTCGGCAGGAGAGTCGAAGGGCATGACGAGGTCGCCGTTGCCGCACTCCCGGCAGACCAGGAGGTAGAACGTTCGTGCCGTCTCAGCAACTGCCGGCGGGTCACCGGGGCTGACCGGCTCAGCACTCTCCCCGTGGCGGTAGGGGTCGGTGCACCAGGCGATTCTTCCCGTGCCGCAGCGAACGCACATCAGCGCCGCTCCTTCCCTGGCGTGTCATCGCCGATCCTGGCGCAGTACAGGCCGGGCACGGCCTGGAAGAGCCGCACCTGCGGGCCGCCTGGCAGGGCGATCACGGCGTCAGTGCCGGCGCACAGGGACGATATGACGCGCTCCCGGATCTTCGCGGGAATGCCGACTCTCGCCAGCCAGCCTGTTACGTCGGCCTCGGTCATCAGCGCCGGCCCGACGTGATCGCGGCCCCATTCGCCGACTTCAGTCACCGGGCACCCCCCACTGCTCGCCGGCGGCGGTCCACCTCTCGATCATCACGGCCGCCAGCTCCAGGATCTCCGGGATGTCCGCCTCGGTGAACAGCCACGCGAACGCGTCCTCCCGGCCGCCTGTCCTGGCCGTGCAGATGAGCGGGTTGTCGTCCCCCAGGAGAATCCTCGCGTACTCGGCGAGTGGCACGCTGCGGTTGCCGTCGAAGGTTACGTCAATGGCGTACAGGTTGCCGACGAACGCGGCGGCCTGGCTGATCGCCTCGGGGCGGAGGCGGGGATCGTTGCTGACCTCGGCCTCGTCCTCCCGATCTGCCGGTTCCGTCGCACCGCGCTTGCCGTCCCTGCGCCACGCCCGGAGCATCGCCGCGTTCCCTCCGGGGCCGAACCCGCCAGCGAGGAAGATCTCATAGTCTTCCGTGGCCAGTACGGGCAGGGTCGTGAACGCGGCCACCATGCGGGTTACGTCGGCCTCGTTGTCGACCTCAATGCGGATCACGGCCGCCTCCCTTGCTCCCGTACAGGTAGGCCAGGCGCTCCCCGTGCATGGCGCACACCGGAACCCGTACCGCGCCTCCGGTCACCGGGACGAAGAAGAACAGGGGGCCGTCGCCCTGCGGGGCATCGCAGCCGAGCACGACGTCCGGGTCGCTGATGCCGAGCTGAGAGACCTCCTCGGCGGTCGGGGACGCGTAGAACTGGCAGTCACCCATCGCCGTCACCCTCCCCGGTCACGAGGTCGTAGAACTGCCGCCAGCCAGCCTCGTCGCTGTCGTACAGGAACTCGTTCCCGGAGCTGTAAGCGAGGTAATCGCCCGGCTTCACCAGCTGGGCCGTCACCTCGGCCGCGTGCTCGTCGGGAACGCGCGAGTACACCACGACCAGGTACGGTCCCGCGAGCTTGCGGAAGAGGGCGCCGCGGTAGCCGACTTCCGTGAGCACGGCGTCGTCGTCAGCCATGCGGGCGACCTCGGCAAGGTCGTCGAGCGGCCGGCCGGGCTCGTAGCGGGCCGCGAACTGGTCCTCGCGGTCTTCCTGCCTCGGCTTGCGCCGGTAGCGCTGCACCGTCACGGCCGTGCCCCCTTCACGTCGAACGCCAGCAGGTGCCACCGTAGCGGCGTGACGGTAACGTCAGCGGGCCGGATCACCCGGCGGGCGAGGTCCGCCAGCACCAGGACCCCGGAGACGGTCAGCAGCAGGATCTCAGCGGCCAGCCACAGCTCGATCAGCAGGCACCACCAGGCGACGACGAACGGAAGAACGAACAAGCCCCGCAGTCCCCGGCCGAAGACGTAGCCGAGGCTGCCGAACAGGTACGTGCCGAGGGACATCGACACCCATCTCCGGTGACCGTTGCGGGTGGTCCACGACTCGCCTACGCGGATACTCACTACTGCTCACTCCTTCCGGGGATCTTGACCGTGATGGTCGGGGGCTTGGCGACGCGCAGGTGCAGCTTCCGGTAGATGAACCGGAAAGCCTGAGCATGCGGGATGTCGTAGGTGGCGAGGATGCCGCCGTGCTCGTCAATGGCGTCAAGGACGGCGTAGGCATGCTCCGGGTTGCTTTCGCGCAGGAACCCGAGCGCGCCGCACGTGCGGATGAAGTGCTCGCACCCGCGCCAGGGATCGCCGGGGAACCAGCTCTCGGTGTACTGACATCCGCCGCCACTGGGCAGTTCCCGGAAGGCGGTCAGTGACACGGCTGCGGCGGGCGGCTTCGGCAGGGTGCTCACGAGATGCCGTCCTTCCTGGCGAGGTACTGTGCCCGCTGCTCGCCGTAGACCTTCCGGAACTCAGCCAGGAACTCGCGCAACTCCGCGACGGTCAGGGCGCCGAGTGCTGCCCGCTTGGTGATGGTGTGCTCAGTACTCACCGGAGCCGACCTTCCCGGTCCTCGCCAGCCACCTGGCGGCGGCGTGCTCCAGGTCGTCCCGCTCGTCATCCATGGGTCCGTACCTCATCGGCTCACGGTGCACCTCGGCCCGGCCGATGCGGATGACAGCGAAGCCAGGCGGAGCGTCCCATGACGAGTCGGTCTCGTCGGGGTCATTCTCCTCGTACTCAACCGTCAGGGTGAGCGGGTAGGCCGTCATGATCGCCGCTCGCCTTCCTCTGCGCCCGGCGGCAAGGTGACGCCGAGGAACTGCAGCGGCGTCTCCTTGCCGGGGTCTGTCCACCCGCACTCAGGGCAGGGGTTCTGGATTCCGTCGTGGGGGCAGTGGTTCGTGATCCGCTCGTGCCCGCAGGCCGGGCAGGTGTACGGGTAGTCGAACGGGCAGTCGCAGCTCTCCGCTTCGTCTGGCCAGTTCACGGTCTTGTCGGCGCACTCGTCGCACCAGCCGCACCGCGCGCAGACCTCGGTGAGGCTGCACGCCGGGCAGGGCGGGCCCGCGACGTACTTTCTTTCGCACGCCTCGCAGAACAGCGCCTCGTCGGTCATCGCTGCCCGTACCCCCTGGCCCGAAGCCAGTAGTTCGCGCAGTCGAACGGGCACGTGCACCGCGCCCCCGTCCCGTTCTCCGCCGTTTCGCAGGGACGGTGCGCGGCGATGAATGCCTGTCGTTCCTGCATGGCGTCGGCTTGGATGCTGCCTTCGCCGCGTGCCGCTGCCGTCACCGCACGACGGGAGTGCCAGAGCTTCATGAGATGCCTTCCTTGTCTGCAAGGTGGGTGACGATCAGCGCGTACCCGTCCCTGCCTCCGGGCCTGCCGCCCTTGCCGACCTCTACCTCCAGCGTGCCGGGCACGGCGGCGGCGGCGAAGGAACTGACCCGGATCTCGCCGGGCTCGCCGTTGGAGACGACGTAGCCGTTCGGGCTGAACTGGGTGCCGAGGTGCGCTGCCGTGAACCCGCCCGGAGGCCCGACCGTCGGCAATGCCCCGGCGATTGCGGCAGCCTGCCCGCCCCGGAGCACGATGTCAACGGTGACCGCGCCGGCAGGCTTGACCCACGTGCCGCTGACAGCGAAGTACTGGATGTCGGGCTCGCTCACCGCGCCGCCTCCGTCCCGTAGCCCATGACCGCGTCAAGGGTCATCTCGTCGGCATAGGCGATACCGGGGCGGGGGACGAACGAGGCGTTGGCGACGAGGGCACGGGCGAGGCAGAAGTAAGGACGGTCTTCTTCCCTGTACTGGTCGTTGAAGCACTCGAAGCCGACCACGCGCCAGCCGCGCTTTCGGGCCTCGCCCCTCAGCCACGCGAACGCGGACTCGATCGCGAGGTACGGGTAGCGCGGGTCACGCTCAAGCTCGCGCCTGGAAGCCCCTGCTTCGGTCCTGACTTCCCCGAGCACTTCGCTGACCTCGTTGGTGCTGGCACCGATCACCCAGTCTCCGCCGTACCGGCCGCCTGACAGCATGATCACCGCCAGGCCGTGCTCGTTGAACTCGCTGTCGGGAATGCTCAGGGGCTCGCTGCTACTGACCGGCAGTGGCATGACCTTCTCCTGTCCGGTAGGCGTCTGCGGTGTCGTTCATGCTGCCATCCTAGCGCGTTTCCTACATAGGGGACTAGACCTTGCGCTACATAGTCTTGGTAGACTTCAGGAATGGTACCGCCCCGCATGACGATCACGATGCAGCTCGTGCTCCGCGCGCTGCTTACCGCACCCGGCCGCGAGGTGTACGGGCTTGAGGTCGTACGCGCCACGGGGCTCCCGTCCGGCACCGTCTACCCGATTCTCTCCCGGCTTGAGGGTGCCGGGTGGCTGG